CATTAGCTAATCCAGATGGGACTTGGGGAATTAAAGAGGACGATGGTGAGATAATTGTTCCAGTGGGTACAGAGTTCACGAAGGATGGTACTGGGCAATTTTCATATCAGTTTAATGAACCATTAGGATCAGATGGTAAGACGTATACATACTGGGTGCGATGGGAGTATGCGGGTGCAGTATATTATGACGAAAAACAAATCACTGGTGTTGTTGATATGCGTGCAGTATCAGATGATATTGTAATTAAGAGTTATTTTGAGTTGCCGGTAGAATTTATCCCTAATCAGTTCCAAAAGAATCATCAGTTTGAGATTGTCAATGTGGCAGTTAAAGGGCTACAAGACGCAGTAATCAGAAAGATTTACTCAGCAGTACCGAGACGAGTGGAACAAGCATAGGGCCGATGGATACAATTATTTTAATTAGGAGAGAGCTGATTCTTCCCAAAGCTGAAGCATTGGGTTTCTTCGGCCACAGCATAATGAGATTTTCAAATGTGAAAAATGTAAGTAACCGGAACGTCACTATAAGACAGCCTTCAGGAGCAGAGTTTATGCTTACTCCAGGAAATTCAGTGGGTAATGTATCAGTGATAAATTTACATGAAGTAAGTGCGCAGGTCAAAGTTACACATGATATTACAGAAGTTATAGAGCCGGTTAGGGGAAAAGTTAAGCTTAATGACTAACACGAGGTGAGTTTGATGGGTGGTATGCATCAGGATGTGGACTACAAAAACGCTGCGACGTATTTAGTGGCTTTGAAGATGTTTAAAGTGTACCCTGAAGCTTTGGAAGCTAATCCAGGATTAGGTCCTGAGCTTTTCGGTGAAAATTGGATGGAGTCATATTTAGTTGATTCTACTCCAGAGTTTGAGAATGGTGTCTTGCAACATTTTGTTATGTTGCTGATGACGAGGAAGATATAGTATGGCAATTTCATTTTTGCAACAATTTGATACATCGCTTAAGACTGTACTGTACGATAAGTTTAAAGATTTACTTGGGTTAGAGCGTGATCCAGATGATATTGCGGAGAATATAAACATTGGGGTGATACAAACGCCTAAGAATTTGGCTGTACGATGGCATGCGGAGAAACTTGATCAGGATTCACTTGAGTTTGTGAGTATGTGGAGGAATACTATGGAATTCGCGTGGACACGGCAGAAAACTGCGGTTGCTCAGCGAGGTTTGGATGTGGTAGATCCTCTGGACCCAGAGGTTGTGTATAATATTAAGGCAATACCGGTGAATCTTACATACGATGTTCATCTGTGGAGTTTAAATCTTGATACTATTTATAAGTGTCTTGAACGGTACGCTTTTTGGCAGCATGAGAATCCGCAGTTCTCGATTACGTATGGTGACGCGATGACGATTAGACCAGACATTCATTTTGGAACTATGGTAGATGAGTCCACGGTTCCAGAAGAGTTTGAAAAGGGTGTGGTGTTCTGCTACAGGATTCCAATATCAGTTGACGCCTGGTTGTTACAGGATGCAGACGAGTCCGGCATATTAATCAATAAGATTGAGACAACGATTTACAACTCACAAGAGTCCGGGTACGTGTATGAATCAGTACTTGGTGACCCTCCAAATGATCCTGAGTTGGAAGCAGTAATGAGGACGCAGCGGTCAGAGCTATATGGTATATGGTCAACAGCGTCTCCAAATATAATAAATCTATATAAGGATTATACCAGTGACTTCACGCCGGGGGATCTTATCTTAGTGGTAGATTCTGCTAATAATAGTGGTAGGTTTATCGTGAACAACGTTTCAACAGTATCTGAAGCGACTGTTATTACAGTAGATGAAGATGTGGTGTTAAGTACCGGGGCAATGGGTTACGTGTACAAACTAGCATAGGAATAAAGTGAAACAATTAGATAACAGGAGAAGCAAATGGCTATTAATATGTCACCAGGAGTAGACGTAAGAGAACGAAATCTGAATGATATTGTTAGAGGTGTGGCGTCATCGTCTGCTGGTATAGTGGGTTATTCTGCTAAGGGCAGTGTTGATGATCGTATTTTGGTAACGAATAACCAGGAGTTTGTTGAACAGTATGGTGAACCAGATCTATCAACGGGCCACTTTTTTCATTACGCAGCCTTGGAGTACTTACGTACGGGTAGTGCTCTTTGGTGTCTACGTGTTGCCAACGCTCCGCTGTATGCTGGAATGGATGTAACGAAGTTTGCATCGGAACAGGTTACAGCTGCATGGCTCGTTGGTCATGCTAGTCAAGGTTTTGATTAGGTGTTGGTGTTGCTGAGATTCAGACGTTTACTCCGGATGTGGTTGCGACCGCTGGGGTGTATTCTATACTGTACGGTGTAGAAGAGACAATTGATTTGGATTTTGGTGCTACAATAGAGGATGTTTCGTTAGCTATTAACGCACTGACAGCAATTATTGCTTTGGGCGGTGTGGTAGTTACTGGTGAGGATATGACATCTGTTGCTGGAATGGTGGTAACCTTTTTACCGGCTGCTGATGATGCTGACATGTTTACAATTGACACTTCAGCACTTACTAGTTCTATTACTGTGGCTAACGTAGAGACAGCCAAGGGGGATGTTGGTGTTACTGCTGAGATTCAAACACTTACACCTGATGCTGCTGCGGTATCGGGATCATTCACATTGGCATTTGGCGCTGATACGACGGCAGCACTTGACTGGGATGCAGATACTACTGCGATTCAGGCAGCGTTGAACGGTTTGGCTTCTATTATTGCTGTGAACGATGTGGTAGTTAGTGGTAGTGATTTTACGTCCACTGGTGGTTTGGTTATAACGTGGTTAATTGGTGAGGGCGATATGGCCGCGATAGTAGTTGATGATGCATTGCTTGCCGGTTCTATTACTGTGAGTATTGTAGAGTCAGAAACGGGTGATGATGGTGGTGTTGCTGATGTAGCCTTACAGATCTCAGCAGTGAACCCAGGAATCTGGAATAACAGAATTGCTGTTATCACAGAGAACGCGAAAGACGGATCAGATCCTATTCCAACTGACCAATACACATTCACTGTTCGCGTAAGATGGCAGGATGATGATGGTAACTGGTCTGACGTGGAATCTTGGAAAGTATCCCGTAAGCACAAGATTGATGGGTTCGGAAGAAACCTGTATATGGAGGAAGTTATTAATGGTCGTAGCGAGTACATTCGTGTAGCGGATAGTGCCATGGCTGATACGGTCATGCCACAGGAGAATGCAATACAGGTAGTGTTAGTTGGTGGATCAGATGGTTCAGCTATTACGTTGAGTGAGGTTGTGGTTGGTTGGGCTAAATTTGCAAATCCAGCAGAGGTAGACGTAAGAATGCTTATCTGTGGTGGTGAGACGAGCCCAACGGTTCAACTTAAGATGCAGGAAGTTGCTGAAGCAAGGTTTGATTGTGTTGCGTTACTTGATATGGATTATGACGCGTCACTGGTAGTTGCTGATTCAGTAACGTGGCGTAACGACACATTGTCGATTAATTCAAGCTACTGTGTGTTGGATTCACCATGGCCCTTGAAGCACGATTCGTATAATGATCGTATGATTAATATGCCGCCGTCAGGATTCAGAGCTCAGCGTATTGCTTATACTGACGCTATCGGGCATCCATGGGATGCAGCCTGCGGTTTTACTCGTGGTCAGTTAAATGTGAGCTCACTAAAGCCCGTTTACACTAAGGGGGATAGAGACACGTTGTCATCGAATCAGATCAACGCGTTTCAAGACTTTGGTGGAGAAGGAAATGTTATCTTCCATCAGTTGACGATGGATAAGAAAGCATCGGCATTGCAGGATCTAAATGTCAGACGGATGCTTATTCAGATTGAGAAGTCGTTGTCTATTGCTCTTAGACGATTCATATTTGAGCCTAATAATGATCTTACACGGTTTCGTGTTGAAGCGGTCATTACCGAGTACATGGATATGCTCGCCGGACAGGGTGCTTTCCAGCAAGAAGGAAATGATTCCGGGTTCCATGTTGTGTGTGACAGGACGAACAACACAGCAGCAAAGATTGACAGAAACATCTTGGCTGTTGACGTGTTCATAAAGCCGGTGCGCGTGATCTACTACGTGAACTTGCAGGTCACAATAACAAAAACAGGTACATCGTTTGAAGAGTTGATCGCGCGTGGCGTAACATTCTAAGAACTGGTACGGACTTTAGATAGAAAGAGGTAAAATTATGCCAATGAACGTAGATACATTAGCTAACAATCTGACCAATCCTGCCCG